ACAGTGGAACCTCCTGCGGAGAGAGCCGTCAAAGCAAAAGCAAAGCCCCGGAAAAAGTAGGAGGTGAAACCGATGGAGCTGAAAGTAGTTACCCCTCCGGCGGCTGAACCTCTCTCGACTGCGGAGGTGAAGCTCCATCTCCGCGTAGACCACACATCAGATGACACCCTCATCTCCGCCCTGATCGTCGCGGCCCGGGAGCACGTTGAAAACTACCTCGTCGGGAGCCTCGTCCAGCAGACCCGGGCCGTCTACCTCTCCTCGTGGCCATACGCCCCCTTCCGTCTCCCCTGCGGCCCGGTGCAGTCAATCGAGTCCGTGAAATACACGGACAGCGACGGGGCGGAGCATACCGTGAGCGAGGACCTCTACTACCTCACCCCCGGCGGGGAGCTTTGCCTCGAAACGTTTGAATCCTGGCCGACGGCACGCCTCCGGGGGCCGGGAGCCATCGAGATCACCTACACCACAGGGTACGAGCCGGTGGTGACCGTCATCCCCGGGGAGGGCGACGATCCGGACACGGAGGAAACGGACTACGACGCGAACATCCCGCAGGCAATCAAACAAGCCATGCTGCTGCTGATCGGCGAATGGTACGAGCAGCGCGAGGCGGCGGCTGACACGAAACACAACATCCAAACCATCCCCTTCGGGGTGAAACAGCTGCTCGCCCCGTACCGGGAGGCGACGGTATGAGCCGGATAGGCGAGCTCTGCGACAAGGTAGATATCAAGCGGGAGAAGCGCACCACCGACGGAATGGGCGGCTGGACGGTATCTGATCAGACGGTAGCCACCGTCTGGGCCGGGGTTCGGGTGCCTGCCTCCAAGGACGGGATACTCGCCGGGGCTGACGCTGAGATACGAACGCACATTGTCAGGATACGGCAGTCAAACACCACCATGACGGTGCAGATCAATGACGTGGTGCTCTGGCGCGGATTCAGATTGATCGTCAAGGCGATCCGTCCGGAAGGGCGCGAGTGGCTGGACCTCGACTGCACGGGTGAGCTGCCATGATCACGCTGCAGGTCCACGGGACAAAAGAACTAATGGCTGACCTGAGGAAAGCAAAAGTCGACGTGCAGAACGATGCCCGGAGAGTGCTCAGGGAAATGGCGGACAAAATTGCCGATGATGCCAGGGGCAGGGTGCCTGTGGATACAGGGTCGCTGAAGAATTCCATTAAACCCTCAGTGTCAAAAAAACAGCTTGAGGCTTCCGTCTCTGCGGGCGGCAATGTTGGCGGTACAGATACATACTACGCGGTCTTCGTGGAATTCGGCACGCACAAGATGCCAGCACAGCCTTTCCTCTACCCCTCCGGGCGCGCCCACGAGCAGGAGACCGAAGAGCGGCTGACCGCCGTGATGTATGAGGCGTTGCGCAAGGGGGTGGAGGGATGAGCCATCTATCAGCGGCGCAGGCCGTCTACACCGCCCTGACAGGGAATGCCGCCCTCATGGCGAAAATCACCGGCGTGTATGACGTTGTGCCGGAGGGCACGGCGGGGCCGTACATCGCCCTTGGCTATAGCCAATCGCTTCGGGGCAGACTGCTCGATGATACCGAACGAGCCTGGTATCTGAACATCGACATATGGAGCGAGTACCAGGGCAGAAAAGAGATCCTTGAAATAGCGGACATCATCGCGGGTGTGTTGTCAGATGAATGGTTTCTAGAGGAACTAGAGGTACTTAACGACCCTTCCGGTTGGTACCACGGTGTGATAACTGTCAAGGGTTACAACAGATAGGGAGGAATGAGAAATGGGAGCAACGGCGAGCAAGGTTTCTGTTTGTAAACTCACCGTCGGGGCGACTGCGACAGAACTCGGCGAGGTAAGGAGTTTTTCTATAGAAACAGCACTTGGGACAATAGATGTATCGACCCTTTCAACGGACTGGAAAAAGTTTCTTGTCGGACAGGCAGGATGGTCTGGGAGCCTTGAACTTTTCTACGACCCGACCGACGCGGCACAGGCTGACCTTGTGACAAAGGCGATGGCGGGGACGAAATGCAAGATAACCGTCCAGCCTCTGGGCGCGGGGACAGCAAAGACGGAACTGGTGGGCGACTGCTACGTGACCTCCATGTCCATCTCCGGCGCAACAGAGGATGCGGTAGGGATGAGCGTGTCCTTCCAGGGAACCGACGAACTGACCCTCAATAAGAACGCCTCTTAAGGGGGTGAACTGATGGGAGCATTAGCGGCGAAAAAAGCGGTAGTGCAGTTGGACGTTGACGGCACCCTTACCGATTTCGGGGAGGTCAGGTCGTTCACCATCGAAACGGCCTTGGGGACCATCGACGTTTCGACCCTTAACACAAATTGGAAACAATATATTGTCGGGCAGTCTGGCTGGTCTGGAAGCGTGGAGTTGTTTTATGACCCCACTGACTCAGCGCAGTCAGAGATGGCAGACCAGGCTATGGCGGGAGAGCAGGCAACATTCGTATTCATGCCCTTTGGGGAAGTCCAGTATCTGCTATCTCTAGACACCCCGACGAGCGGGACTTTCACCCTCGGCGACGGCGACGCGATAGAAACGGCTGCTATCCAGTACGACGCAAGCGCAAGCGATATTCAGACCGCGCTTCGACATGCGGACGCATTTAATAACTCGGGGATCGTCGTCGCTGAATCTGGAGATGATTTCCTAATCACCCTGCCCACCGGCATGGCATCAGACCTGGAAATTACCACAGATTCCCTCGGATACGCCGTTTCAGGTACCGCAACGTGTGTCCTGCAGAACCCCGTCAGCACATGGAGGGGTAATGGTTATGTCACGTCATGGGCAGTTGCGGGAGCGACAGAAGATGCCATTGGTATATCGCTCAGTGTACAGGGTGACGGCGAACTAAAACTCAACCCGGAGGATTAACGCATGAAACTCAACGGACAGGAAGTTGAACTCAAATACGGCGTGAACGCCCTTCGCGCTCTCCAGGAGAAAATCGGGAGATCCCCTGCGGACATCCTCACAGGCGGATTCGACGGGCGGGACATGGAACTCGGAACGTCCATTATCTGGGCGGGGATGCTCTGGAATAACAGAGGCCTCACTCTCGATGAAGTGGGAGATCTCCTCGACTCCGAGGAGAAACTGTACATCGACGCGCTTGGAGAGGCGGTCCCGAAATTCCTCGCTTCGTTCAAGCGGGTATTCGGGCTGCCTGACGCGGCCGCGGAGGAGAAGGGAAAAAACTGACAGCGGGGGACTGGGAGAAGGCGGCACAGGAACTTGTGCTGATCGCTCTCGGTCCCCTGCGGCTCACTCACGAGGATCTCTGGCGGCTCACCTGGGGCGAGGTTGATGATCTCATCTACGCCTGGAGGTACTCGGAATATCTGGAATCGCAGAAACGGGCGCAGCAGGCGGCCTGGATCATGAACGCCTGCGGCCGGCTGAAGCATCCGGTGAGGACAAACGACCTCGCCGGGTACTGGGTTGACGGACAGATCATGAGCAAAAACGAATACCACGAACATCTGAAAAACAAGGTCAGGTCCAGGAGGGGGGAGAAGAGTGGCGAAAAAGAAAATTAGATACGTGTTCGGCGCTGACGTGACGGAGCTGGAGCGGGGTTTGAAGCGCGTGGAGTACAAGCTCGGGAAACTTTCTGCCAACGCCCAGCGGTTCGGCACGGCCATGACCCGCAACGTCACCGCCCCCCTCGTCGGACTCGGAGCGCTGGCGGTCCGTGAGGCCGTGAAATTCGAGTCCGCATTTGCCAAAGTAAAAAAATCCGTCGGCGGCACCGAGGCTGAACTCAAGGCCATGGAGAACGGCATCATCGAGATGTCCAAAACCATGCCCACAGCAGCCGAGGAAATAGCCCGGATCGCCGCGTCCGCCGGACAGCTCGGCATCCAGAGACAAAATATCCTCGGCTTCACTAAGACCATGATCCAGCTCGGCGAGACATCAAATATGTCCGCTGACGAGGCTGCCGACTCACTGGCGCGGTTCGCGAACATCACCCAGATGAGCCAGAAGGACTTTGACCGTCTCGGCTCTACTGTCGTCGCCTTGGGCAACAGCCTCGCCACGACTGAAAAAGAGATCGTGGAGATGGGTCTCCGGCTTGCCGGTGCGGGCAAGCAGGTGGGCATGACCGAGGCGCAGATCATGGCGCTCGGCGGCGCGCTCTCGTCCGTGGGGATCGAGGCGCAGGCTGGCGGCACGGCGTTCAGCAAATTGATGATTGAAATGAAGCTGGCCACCGTCAAGGGTGGGAATGCGGTCAAGGATTTTGCCACCGTGGCGGGGATGTCGGTACAGGAATTTTCCACCCTGTTCGAGCAGGACGCGACGGGCGCAATCATAAAATTCATCCAGGGGCTCGCCAGCCTCAAAGGCACTGGAATGACAGCCATTGAGGTCCTCGACAAAATGGGGATCACAGAGATCCGTCTCCGGGATGCCATCCTGAGGGCGACCGGCGCAAGCAACGTTTTCACAAACGCTGTTAAGCTGGGCAGTGAGGCGTGGAGGAAAAATAACGAGCTGCAGGAAAAAACGGCTATATTCTACCAGACCACGGAAAAGCGGCTTGCTATCCTCCGGAACCAGATCTCAGCCACGGGGCGGGAAATCGGCAACACCCTCACCCCGTCGCTCATGGTGGCGGCGAACCGGGTAGCGGATGTGACGAAAGCCTTCTCCGAACTGTCCCCTGAGATGAAAACGAATATCGTCAACTGGGGGCTCATGGCTGCCGCCATCGGTCCCATGATCCTGATATTTTCCAAAATCACCAGCGGGGCCGCGGGGGCGCTGAAGGCTCTGCGAAACCTCGCCATATTCCTCTCGGCGAACGCGGCCGTTTTCAGCGGCGCGGCTGCGGCTCTGGCTGTGCTCGCGAGCGCTGACTGGACCGCGAAGGGGATAGAAACCCTTTCTGAGCGCCGGGGGCTCGGGCTGAACGAGTCCGGGAGGAGTAAAGAGCTTGCCGACCTCCGGGCAGAACAGGACGCCCTTGCCCGAGCAAAAGCGATGGAGGCTTACGATCGGGCGGCCGTCTCCCGGCAGGGCGGCAGGGGCGGGTACAGTCCCACAGAGCTTGGGATGGTGCTCGAAGAGGCGAAGGGTTCAAAAGAGATCGATGCGATTCTCAACGCCTTCAAGGGCGGCGGCGGGGCTGCGGCCAAGGGGAAAAAAGGCAAATCCGCCGCCGAGACGCTGGTCCAGAACATCCGGGACCAGATCGAATATTTGAACGCCGACGGGGCCGCATTTTTGCCCGTGCTCGACGAGTGGAAGGCGAAGCTGAAACCCCTCTCCGACGACTGGAAAACTATCGTCGACCTCGAAAAGCAGATCACCACGGACGCGACGGCGAAAGCGGAGGAAGCGGTCCAGAAACAGGCGGAGCAGGACAAACAGGCCATCGAGGACCTGCGGACCATGATGGAGGGTTTGAGCTGGCAGAACTCCATGGGGTTCCTGGGCGACAGCGAATATCTGGAGCACCTGACGGACGTGTTTGCCGGGCTGAAGGCGCAGCTGGCAGATCCGGGCATCGAAAACTGGACGGAGCCGATGAAGGAATTGTTCGCGTCCATCCAGCAGCTTCAGGGGGATGAGGCGCGGGAGGTCCTGGACAACCTGCGGATGCAGTTTGAAAGCGGATCTATCGGTGTGGAGCAGTACCGGTCCGCGCTGGAGGGGCTGAAAAACGAGTTTGCGGAATTCCCCCTGGTGGTCAAAATGCTGGATGACGAAATCAAGGGCTTCGACCGCAGCGTCCAGATGGCGACGAAATCCATTGGCGTGATGATCCGCGAGGCTGAAACAGCACTCAGGGAAAAATTAATTGAGGTACCTGACCTAATTTCTAGTGCGTTCGCCGGGGCCATAGCGTATGGTGAAGATCTGGGTGATTCGTTGCGGCGTCTGGCGCAGGACATCGCATATGCTGTAATCAAGGCTACCTTGCTGAAATCGATTTTTGGGTTGTTCGGCTTCGCCGACGGCGGGGTTCTCTCCGGCGGGAGCGTGGTGCCCTTCGCAAATGGCGGCATCGTGGACCGGCCCACCATTTTCCCGATGGCGCACGGGCTGGGGCTCATGGGCGAAGCCGGGCCGGAGGCGGTCATGCCCCTGAAGCGTGGGAGTGATGGGAAGCTTGGAGTTGAATCTGAAGGCGGCGGGGATAACGTCCACGTTACGATGAACATCAACGCAGTTGACGCCCAGAGCTTCGTTCAGCTGGCGCGAACCCATAAGGGGGTCTTTGAATCCATGGTCCTTGAGAACCTGATGCGCGACGGGGCGATTCGCAAGGCAATCAAGGGGGTGGTGTAATGCCTCGTGCCAGCGAAAGGTTTAATGAAGAGTCTGGCAAGGATCTTGTACATCCGATCTTGTTTGTCAGGATCTTGAACATCCCGGAGGTCGCCAACCCTGAGGTGAAGCACAGTTTGTATTTGACTGACTGCGACTTCAACCCTGTTTCAGGTTCCAGGACGGACATCAGCTGGTTCGACGAGGACGGGTTTCCGCAGACCTACACCTCTTGCGGCGTCAAGTTCGAGCAACTGGAGGTAAGCAAGGAGAGCACCATCGACACCGTCACCGTAATGATCGACAACGTGAGCAGGGAGTTCTCTGCTCTGGCTCAGACGGTGCGGTTGAATGGTGTGACGGTGCATGTTTGGAGGGGGTTCAAGGATCTTTTAGCGTACCCTGATGGGGCTCAGTTGCTGTTTATCGGAAGGATCAAACAGGCTTTGATAAATGAGTATGCCCTCTCTTTGTCTGTCTGGGCTGATTTCAGTTTGAAAAAGAAGGCTCCCCGGAGGATGTACTGGGTTAATCTGTTCCCCTATCTTCCAGCGTCAAAGGATGTCAGGACGCTCCACAGATGAGGTTATCTGATCTGGTCGGAATACCGTGGAGTTGCGGAGGTCGGCCCCCTGAAGGGGCCGATTGTTTTTCTCTGGCGGTATATGCCCAGAGGGTGCTTTGGGATCGGGAGATCTCCCCGGATCTTTATGGCGATGTGTCGTGGAATCTGGGGAGTCTACAATCCAGGAGCCGGGAGATCGAAGCGAAGGTTTCTACGTTCTGTGAGAGGGTCGGGGATCTTCAGGTTGGGGGTCTGGTTGTGGTCAGGATCGTGGGTTTTGACCATTTGATGACATGTGTGGAGCCAGGTCAAGTCTTACATATCATGCAGGACAGTGACAGCAGGATATCACGCTGGGGGCGGGCCTTTGAGTCGAGGGTCAGGTCTTACTGGCGTGTGAGAGGTGATCTATAAATGGCGTTTGTGGCATTAGGGGCTCTGGTCGGGGCTATCAGCGTTGGCGGTGGGGCGTACCTGTTCGGAGCCACGTTGCTGGCTTCTATGGCGGTCGGGGCTTCGATCGGGGCGATGTTCGAGAGTTCAAGGATAGATGTCCAATCCCCTACTTATTCGATCGGCCCTGTTCAGAACAGCAAGTCTCAGATGTTACCGATCCCCATTGTTTATGGACGGTGTAGGGTCGCCGGGAACATTTTTTATGAGAAGTTTTTGGACGACGACAAGACAAAAGTTGACAGGATGATAGGGATCTCCGAGGGCCCTGTCGAGCAAATCTCTGAGGTCAGGGTCGATGACAAGGATCCCGTTGCCGACCTTGAAGATTGTTCTTACACAATCCACCTTAACACCACTAGCCAAACGACTGACCCGAGAGACCCGGATCCCGTGGCTGGGTCGGGAGTGTCCGGGTATATAGGTAATATTCCGTGGCCTGAGTGGTGGCCCTCGAATCCCACAAAGGGAGATATCGAGAGGGCGTATCCTAATGATATCGCTTTTATCGGGTTGAGTTTGAAGGCCCAGAAGGAGTTGTCAGGCCCTGCAACCTGTACGTCCATTGTTGAGGGTCGGACAGTGTGGACACCTAGTGGGGTTCAGTTCTCCCGCAACCCATCATGGATCATCAGGGATTATCTGACAAATGAAAGGTATGGGCTGGGAGTTCCGCTCCACCGAATCAATGAGGCCTCTTTTGTGGAGGCTGCTAATTATTGTGATGATTTGGTAGGAGGGGAGCCACGATTTACGTTGGACATGGTCATTGACACTTATCGGCACGGGCCTGACACATTGACCGATATGTTGTCCTGTTTCCGGGGGTATCTGGTCAAGCGAGACAAAATAGAATTACGAGTTGATGCGCCTGTAACAACGGCATCGAAGGCGGTCGGGCTGGATAACATCATCGACGGGTCCTTCACCTGGTGGCAGACCCCTGATGAGGATGCTTTAAACCGGGTCATTATTGAATGGGTCGATCCTGATAATCATTGGGAGCGGACAACCTCTGTCTTTGAGGATCCTGCTGACATCGCTGTCAGGGGAGTGGTCGAGCAGACCTTCAGCCTTCTGGGAATAACAAGACCCTCCCAAGTCGCCCGTATGGGTGCCTATTTGATCGATTCGTCACAGGCTATCAGGAACTTCTGTTCTTTCAATCTGTCCCTTAAGGACGCTGATATCGAAGTCGGGGATGTTATCGCCTTAACTCACGATCTTCCGGGCTGGAGTAATAAATGGATGCGGGTTCAGATGGTCACGGACACCGGGGACACTGACGATATCACCATCGTCTGTTCCGAGTACGTCGCTGAGGTTTATAACGATGTGGCACTCGACTACCAGGACCACATCGATACGAACCTCCCGAACCCCTTCGAGTGTCCAAACGTGTCCAACCTGGACGCGGTAGAGTTCATTTTGGTACATCCTGACGGGCCTGTAATGTCCAATATTGATGTCACATGGCAGGACCCCCCAGTTCTTCTGTCGGGGGTAGAGGTCGCTTTACTGGAGGAAGAGGCATCGGTATGGAATGTGCTGGCGGTTGTCCCGGAAGGGACCGAGGGATACGTCATACGAAATGTCAGGGCTAATCAGACGGTGTCTGTCAGGGTTAGGGCGATCAATGAAAAGGGTATAAAGGCGTCCGGCGTTACCAAGGGGTTGACGCTCTACGGGAAAGCGGCCCCTCCTGGCCCTCCTGTGGGCCTGTCAGCAAATGGTGGATACACATATATGGATCTGTCTTGGACCAACCCGACAGATCCCGACCTGTCCCATATAGAGATTGTTGAATATACAGGAGCCGCGGAACCATCGGATCCCTCCGAAGGCAGTCTGGTTGCAATTGTGGATACGAATAGGTACGTCCGGGTGGGCCTGGAAAACCTGACATCATATTGGTATTGGGTCAGGGCTGTAGACACAAGCGGGAATACTTCGGATTGGGTTGGACCTGTAAACGGTGTAACCGCTGACAGTATTGATCTAGAGATACCCGAAGGGGGTTGGACGGTAACGGATATTGCCGATGGCGCTATCACGACCCCGAAGTTAAATACAAATGCGGTCACAGCAGACAAGATCGCCGCGAATGCTGTAACAGCCGGAAAGATAAACGTCTCCAGCCTGTCGGCGATCAAGGCAGATCTGGGAATCGTGACTGCCGGGATAGCGAAGTCCACAGACAACAAGTTTATTATTGATCTGACGAACCGTACCCTTGAGATTTATGACGATGTAGTGAGCGTCCAGGTCCTTACGGGAGCGTCTGCTACAGGAAACATCAAAGTCACGTTAAACCCGGGAACCGGGAACGAAGATATCACGATCGCTGTCAAGAACGGAATGACTACAAGCAAGGTCGCCGAAAAGGTCGCCGAAAAGGTCACCCTTAAAGATGGCTGGCGGGCTTATGCCGACGATGACACGGTAATTATCCGACATGATTCCGGGGAGACATTCACCT